TTTCGTCATCTCCAAAAAATCTATCATCGGCAATATTATCATACCACCCATCATAAAACTCATTATCGATCTCATCGAGTGAACGAGCGTTTCGTATGGATTTAAATCTATTTAAAATTTCTTCTCTCATATCTTTATCGAGTTGTGGAGTAAACGTATCTGTATATGGACCGCTTACAACATTTCGGTCTAAAAAGTGTTTTACAAATTTTTTATTTTTACCATATAATGTTTGAAATAAATAATCCACCCAGTAACGGGGTAATTCAGATATTTTTAACATTCTTTTACGGCCGGTTATAATTTGATTTGGAGATACTGGACTATGAGGAAGACTACGTCTGTTCCGAACTGCAATCATTCCGTCATATTCGCCATGATTCATAGGAGCACTATATACCCATTCATCATTACTGTATTCTGATTGAACACCGATATCTGGATTGACATTTAAACCGTCAGGATATATTCTTTCTAAATGTCTCGGTTCAACATTTATTTCGAATCGGTTAGGGTGTGGGGGTGTATCTGAATGAGGATAAACCCACCTTGTCGAAATTGGTACAGGAAGATCTTCATCATAATTGCCTCTTCCTCTACACGCAGCTGACATATTTACTTTATGATAAATATATATATTATATTAATAAATGGATAGATAATTATGTTATGTTTCGTAAAGAAACCTATAATAACTCACAATAGCAAGGTAACGTATCGACATTAATAAAAATGTGAGTGTTTTTTCCATCTTTTAAGAACTTCGCCGCCGTAGTTGCATGTTTTTTATATTTTTTATATGTTATTTTGTATTGATCAAATAAAGGATCTGTAATTTGTGTAGAAGGAACGTGATTATGAACGGAACGCGCAATCATTTTATATAATTTAAAATCAGGATAACGCTCTTCACCGCTTGATTTGTATAATACATTTCGCCCCTTGTCGTCGATTGTCCATTTAACGATTAGACTGACTACTGGATCTTCCTTGCATATTTTTTCTACTTTACGAATATCATGAATAAAGTAATCGAATAAAGCGCATGCAAATCTACATAAATCAAAACTGTAATTAGGTTCAACAACTGGCTTATTAGGGTTAAAATATGGACCAAAATTATACTGCGTTGCAGCGTCACCTTTAAAATTAAAACTGTCGCTGCACATTAATTCTCCGCGGAATTTATATATCGATCGACCAAAATCAATTATTTTAAAAATTCGACCATATGTTGGAACCTTGTAATATTGTTCGTTATATAGATAATAAATAAACTCTTCGGTGGTTTCAATAAACATAACATTATTTGTGTGTAGATCGTTATGCGTAAAATGAAACATGTGTTGGTAAATTATCAGAGTCATAATAACCTGAAATAAAATAGATACCCATTCTTCGCTCGTAAGCTCGTCATTCATCATAATATTATCTAGAGTGGAAACACACTTTTCAAGTAAAATCGCCTGAACTGGAAAATTCTTGATTTTTGCAATAACCTTTTCATCGTCGCTATTATAGCTTTCATCGTCGTCGCCGCTTTCGTCACCGCTTTCGTCACCGCTTTCGTCACCGCTTTCATCACCGCTTTCATCGCCTTCGCCGTGTTCTTGACTTTTGTCATCTTCTCCACTTTCGTCGTCATCATTTCCCTCTTCACTTTTGTTATCATTTTTATCTGACCCATCGGTAAGCTCGTTATTTTTTAAAGACGTAGGAGAGTTATTATTATCGATCTTACCGTCTTCTTCATTATCGCTAGTGGAAAAAGTAGTATTTGATGATTGAGATAATGAAGAATCAGAATCATCGTCGCTACAATCATCACGAGAATCGTCATTATCATTACATTCTAACTCACCCGCGTAGATTTTATTACTGCTGTTGTGAGTTTTCGATTTCAAATGGATTGGATAAGCTATTTCGGTTGTTGCCGCGCTATCGCTGGGCGTATTCATTTCGGTATCTTGATCAAATGGAATATCGATCAATATTTCAAGTGAAGACGTGTCGGTATACATGGTATCGTCTACATATTTGTTTGAAGTATCGAGAGGAGTTGTTGAATCGAGCGGCATATCAAACGAATCAGAATTATTTATAGACGTCGTTATATCGACAGTTTCTATAGAATTTACTACACTTTTGTGAAGAGATTCGTCGTAATTATCATGATCTATGAAATTACTGGACAATCCGATCATTTTTTTTAATTTTGTGCGAATATTTAATGCGCGTTGAATACTCATCTCTTCGGCAGAGGTTTCGCTATAAACTTCCGGTCTCGGTTCTGTTCCATCACTATTATCATCATATGGAAAATCTAATGTAAATAATTTCTCTTCTTGTGTATTAAAAAAATCACAACCAAGTAAATAATCAACATCATCGTAAATATTTGTAGAAAATTCACTCTGCCTGCATAAATAAGTTCCATAATAGTCTATACCATGTACATTATTATGATCATGTAGTGTTTTACTGGTCAAATATGAAAAAAATCCATCGACATATGATGCATTATTTTTATCCAACATCTTCTCATTACAATTACTTTCTGTGGATAATAAATTAGGTAATGTATTCGTTCGCGTATCGGTAACGTCATATTTTCCAGATAAATATCGGATTGGGTCAAGAAGTGGTGAATATTTTACAAAAATAGGAATATTTTTTGAATTTCCATTATCATCGGCGATTGTTGTTTCTAAATAATTGGGCGACAGTACAGGTACTTCACCTTTTGAAGCTTTATCGGAACTGTCATTAGCATTATTATCAAATTTATCGCCAATATTTTGTATATAATATGTTTGATTCAATTGTAATTGATTAAAATTGGATTCATTCAAATCAAAAAAACGGGTATATATCGGATTATAATTTTGAATATCGAATAATAATGCGGCTTCGACCCTTTCTGGTGTATGCTTATGCTTTCGATAGTGAAATTGTATGCCAGCTGATTTCACATTTTGTTTGTTTGTTGGAGAAGACGATGACATTTCCTAAATGATAGAAGAGTTAATAATTATCTTAGATATGAATGATAAATAGAATATTTATATCTAATTTAAACGGACATTTCGGGTGGTTTTGATATTCGTTCGTTTATTTATGTTCGTTAAATAACATATAAATTATTATATTCTAATTTTATACGTTAAGGTTTAGCCAGAATATTAGAATAGATAAATCGTACGAAAAGCTATTACATATTTAACGATGAATTTAGAACTCGCAAAATTCGATATGAAGGCGATCAGTTTTCGACCTGACGAAAATAAAGGACCGGTGATTGTTTTAATTGGACGTCGTGATACTGGTAAAAGTTTTCTTGTTCAGGATCTTATGTTTCATCACCAAGACATTCCTATTGGGACGGTTATTTCAGGGACAGAAGCAGGAAACGGTTTTTTTGCGGCACACGTTCCAAAATTATTCATTCACGATGCTTATAATACTGCAATTATTGAAAATATTTTAAAACGCCAGAAAGCGGTTCTTAAACAAGTGAAAAAAGAACAAGAAGCTTATAAAAAGTCGTCGATAGATCCACGAACATTCGTAGTATTAGATGACTGCTTATATGATAACAAATGGACAAAAGACGTCATGATGCGTTTACTCTTCATGAATGGACGTCATTGGAAGATTATGTTAGTCATCACGATGCAATATCCTCTTGGTATCCCGCCAAATCTCCGCACAAATATCGACTATGTTTTTATTCTTCGAGAGCCCTATATTGCGAATCGTAAGCGAATCTATGACAATTATGCGGGTATGTTTCCCACATTTGAGAGCTTTACTCAGGTAATGGACCAGTGCACCGAAAATTATGAATGTCTTGTCATCAATAATAATGCGAAATCAAACAAATTGCAAGATCAAATATTTTGGTACAAGGCGCAGCAGCACGGTCCATTTAAGTTGGGAAGTAAGGAGTTCTGGGAAATATCGAAAAATCTTGGTTCTGACGATGAAGACGAAAAATCATATGATCCAGCTACTGCGAAGGGTAAAGGACCGAAGATTAATGTGAAAAAGAGTAAGTGGTGAGTTGATTTCGACGATTCCGCCTGGTTTTTGAGTTCATACTGTTGTTGCCATATTTACTAGATCTAGATCCACCAAGAATTGCACAGCTTATTCTTGATGGTTTATTACCCGCGACAGGACTATGAGCGTGATACACATCATGAAAAGAAACAAACTCACCAATATTTGTTGCAGTAATACCGCGCGCAACTGCCGTTTTTTTCTTACGCGTCATAGCATCACCAAGTGTGATATTTATTTTTGCAGCAGAACCAACCGGAACAGCGCTGTAAAGCAATATCAAACGAGCAATTTCGTCGTATGATTTGTTTGCACGCCGACATGATATATTCGCCGCTTTCATATTTGCTTTAAATGTATCATAATCAAAGTCTAGTGTATGAATATGATGGATAGGTTGTTTTTTATCTTTATCTGGAACAATATTGACACCCCATATTTCTTCATACGCCCATATCATCTGTGGTTGATCCCAATCAGGATAACTATTGGACGTTATTGCATTATCAATAAGGGACGCAAATACAAGACAAAAATGAATATTTCGGCGAACCATTAATTTGGACTTAGATTCGGTAGATAATCCATGACTATCTACGAAACGGTCAACGATACGCGAATTTCTAGAGCTTGGTTCATTTTCAACCAAAAATGGCAGTTGATCTGTTTGAGTGAATAGTCCGATGAATCTATCATAGAGAGGTTCTAAATATGCTTTACTTGTTATTTTCGAGAGAAATGTTCCTTGTCCTGTTTTCATACGAAATGCGGATTGTCTCGATCTCTTATATTTCCATATTTCTTCAAGTATCATATCCTTATCGGTTATATCTACAACACGTCCAAAATCGATCGCTCGAACATTATCCTTATTTTCCTCATCAATAAACCAATTACCCTCATGCGCATCAACCAACTGTTTTTTCATCTTTCGCATACACAATAACTGTATTGCGCCCGCGCCTCTTGCAGCGGCGACCGTTAGTGTATCGTTTGTGAGACTTGATGTCACTTTATAGGTATTATCTCCCGTTGATTTTGAACGGGTATCGTCACCTACCATTTCCATAAACATCATGACTACCGATGTTTTATGTGCGATAATTTGAGATGCAAAATATTCAAACACGCGAATAACTTTTGCGCGCTTTGCTGTATTTGCTTTTTGCTGTATTGCGGTAATCATCTCTTGGATATCCAGCTCATCAAGCTCAATCAAATCACCTACAAGTGATGGAACCATTTTTTCTCCGAGATGAAATGTTTGGTACAGTTCATTATGATTTTTTTGCTCTACTGTAATTTCAGATGCTTCTAAACTAGATTTTCCGATTTCATTATCCGGATCATCTGAATCGTATCCAGGATCTGTTGGTAAGACAAGTTCAAGATTGTCTAAATCTGCATCATTTGGATCGTTCTGTTTCATTACTATTTTAATAACCAACGTAGAAACGACGACTCCACCGCTTCCTGCCCTTATCTTTTTTTTACCGCTTACACCGATATTATCACTTCGAATGAATATATCGCCATTTGCATCGATTAATCCACCAGGACGATGTAATGTAAAAATAAAACCGGCCATCGAACTAAATGTAAGAGGATTTATAACTGTATCTGGGCGAAGCATCGCCTCAATAATACATTTGTTTAATGTCCGTTTATTTGAACAAAAATATATCCCGCCACCTAGCATTATATTAAAATTGGGTATTCCTAATATAATGATATATAATCATATAGTCATGAATGATCGTTATTTTACTCATCAGTTTCTGATGTCTTCTTCATTTCAGTCAATTTGGAAAGTCCGTGATCACCGTACTTCTCCATCACTACATCATCACTCTCAAACAGTTCTTTGCGAATATCCTCGACAGTCATCGAAACGGACGGTGTCTCATCTGAACAACCAAATGTATCAGAAGAATATGAAGGACTATCATTTACATTCGGCTTGTCAACTACATCAACTAAAGTAGAACCGTCCTTTGCCAACATTTGCGTCAACTTATTTCCACTCTCCTTCGCCAACTTCTTGTTTTCCTCGATCGCCTTCGCCTTCGTCTCCTTGACACGCTTCTCAAACTCATTCTTTGCCTGCTCCTCGTTCTTCTTCTTCTCCGCCATCAACTGATTCAAAGTCTCCTCCATATACTCAACACGACCGGTTTTGTATGCCTCTGGGTGAAATGGAACCCACAATCCGACAGGGCCAACAAACACATCGTGATTTGGGTCTACCTCCCGCAACATCTGACAACGCAACTCAGCCTCCTTTTGAGATCCAAAAACACCACGAACTTTAAGACCACGAACCGATGTCTGGAAACTATGCTTTTCACCAAACTCATTATCCAGCTCATCTTCGTGCTTATCCAAAAATGTCTTATACTCATCATAAATATTCGACTTCTGAAGAATATCCTTTTCCTCCTTTGCAAACTCCTGAAAATCTACAGTCAACTTTTCAAATTCAAGGTGATGCTTAAAGGACACAAAATTCAAAAACTGGATAAACTTCTCCATCGACTTTTGATAATCCCAATAATGCAAAAACTTCTCGAAGAAGAAATGATCCTTCTGCTTCAAAATAGACTCCGGTGAAACAAATGAAAGACATGCATACTTTTGACCGGCAATAGGCTTATCCTCCTCCAGAAGATCGACATATTTAGGATTGATTTTTCCATGCTTGTCGGTTTGAAGCTCAACTCCTGCAGGAGCGCTTCCAGATTCAGAATCAGAACGAAACATCGAGATTAGATATGTAATATATACTAATAGTAGTTTTAAGTGTTTTAAACGCAATCAATAATATTATTATTTATGAACATAAATAAATATAATAATTTTCTTTCTATTATTTATAATAATAATTTCAAATGACTGCTGGTGTTTTTGATTTAGGCGAACTCGTCAAGAGAACCATTAAGTATTTGGTGGAAGGTGTTATGGTGGCCATCGCCGCCTACGCTATTCCTAAACGCAGCCTTTCCTT